TAAGAATCGACAACAAAATTAGAGAAGTTGTCAATGCTATTAAAATCGAAGAAGCTAAAATAGCTAATCTTACTAATAAAATAGAAGATGCTGCGCCAGAAGTTTCTGTAGCTACTTAGTAAAAAGCTACATCTTGGATAAATATCAAACCAAAGCACAGGCTCTCTTGCACTCTTGAAAAAATAAGAGTATAACTTTCTTACTATACAATTATAAAAGATCATAGACGCGTATAGTCGACGGCCTAGAGACTATGATCTGTAAACTAGGAGGATAATATGGCAAAAACTACATTCCAAGGTCCAGTTGTATCCAAAGCAGGATTTTTCAACACAGGACCAGGTAACGTTGTAGACGCAGATTCTAGCGTGTCACTTACAGTGGACACACATGCTGGAAGAATCGTACACAATGATGCGGCAGGAGCAGTAACTTATACGTTACCAGCTACTAACGCTAATTCTGATTCTGCAATTGCAGGACCAGGAGCAGACCTAAACAACTTAAGTAACGTTGGTGCAAGATTTGAAATCTTCAATTCTATCACAAAGACTGGAGATTTAGTCGTGCAAGTTGCTAACGCAACTGACGTTATGATTGGTGGTGCATTATTTATTGATGACACTTCTGATAACGTTGTTGGATTTGAGACAGCTTCAACATCTGATACTATTACTTTAAATGGTACTACAACAGGTGGTGTTACTTTTTCAAAAATAATCTGTACAGTTATTGCTTCCGGTAAATGGCAAGTTGAGGTAGTTTCAGGATGTACTGGAACACCAGCAACTCCGTTTAGCGCGGCAGTAAGTTAATAATAAATAACTCGGAGCGCCTGGTAATGCAGGCGCTCTTTAAAATGAGGAGGAAAAACACATGGCAGATACAGTATTAAATACTACAGTATTTGACGGAGCAAAAAAACTTATCACTCACTATAACGTAGTGTCTGATGGTTCAGGTGGCACAACTAAAATTGTTGACGTTTCTGGATTATCTACAAACCCTGCAACAGGTGCAGCTTGTTCTAAAGTTAGACTTGCAAAAGTTAGCTGTAATGTTTCAATAACAGCACAAGTTGATGCTTTAAGATTAGCATGGGATGCTGACACAGATGTTGTATTTCAAACTTTAAATGGTGAAATGGAATACGATTATTCTAGTTTTGGTGGTTTAAAAAACACTGATGCTACTGGAGTGACTGGAGATGTAAATATTGTTCTACCTGCTTGTACAAGTGGAGACACGGGTACAGTAGTTTGTGAGTGGTTAAAGATTTACTAGAGGTTTAAATGGCTAATACTACTTCAGGAACAGCTACGTTCGACAAAACTTTTGCTATTGATGAAATAGTAGAAGAAGCATTTGAACGTATCGGATTACAGAGCGTAGCTGGTTACCAATTAAAAAATGCAAAAAGATCTTTAAATATTCTTTTTCAAGAATGGGGTAATAGAGGTATTCACTATTGGGAAATAGATGAGACTAATTTAGATTTAATTGAAGGACAGTCAGATTACGACTTTTTTAGATCATCTGATGATGGTACAAGTGCTACTACAACACCTTCAAATGGTGTCTACGGAATGTCAGATGTTTTAGAGGCACAATTAAGATCTAATAGAACACAAACTACACAAGCAGACTCACCAATGACAAAAGTAGATAGATCTACTTATGCAGCGTTTTCAAATAAATTATCAAAAGGAACACCTAATCAATACTGGGTAGAGAGATTCATAGACAAAGTTAGAATACACGTTTATCCAACACCAGATTCTACGAACGCATCTAAAGACATGCATTTTTATTTTATTAAAAGAATACAAGATGTTGGAGATTACACAAATGCAACTGATGTACCATTTAGATTTGTACCTTGTATGGTATCAGGACTTGCATATTATTTAGCACAAAAATATGCTCCAGATAAAACTCAAACTCAGAAATTATTATATGAAGATGAGTTTGCAAGAGCATTAGCAGAGGATGGGTCAGCTTCAAGCACGTATATTACGCCTAAAGCTTATTACCCAGGAACATAATGGCTAAATTTGCAACAGGTAAATACGCAAAAGCAATATCTGATAGATCAGGGTTAGAGTTTCCATATAAAGAAATGGTTAGAGAATGGAATGGATCTTTAGTTCATGTGTCAGAATTTGAACCGAAACAACCACAATTAGAACCAAAACCAATGAATGGTGATTCGATATCTTTACGTAATGTAAGACCGGATAGAACAGAAACAGCGGTGCCTAGACTTTTACCTTTAAATTCTTTTACAGCAACAAGTGGTTCAGCAGTAATATCTGTTAACGAACCTAATCACGGTAGATCTACTAGTGATACTGTAAGATTTAGAGATGTGGAATCTGTTGGTGGCATAGCTGCAACCACTATCTCTAGTTCATCAGGATTTACAATTACTAAAACAGATGATAATAATTATACGTTCGGAGCAGGCACTAATGCCTTGTTTTCGGGAACAGGAGGAGGTGGCCTTGCGTCTGCAGGACCGGTCACTATAGTAGCATAATGGCAGGAATAAGTTATTCAGGATTAGTTACACAAATTAGAAACTACACAGAAGTTGATTCTAATGTTTTAACAGCTGATCAATTAGAAAATATTATTTTAAATGCGCAATACAGAATATTTAGAGATCTTCCAATTGATGCAGATAGAAAACAACAGTCTGGTAATTTAGTTCCAGGACAAGAAACAATTAACGCTCCGGGTGGAGCTGTGTTTATCAGAGGTATACAGGTTTATGATTCAAGTGCTGTGCTCACAGGATCTAATACGTGGTTGGAGAAGAAAGACGTAACCTATCTTCAAGAATATCAACCCATTACAGGCACGTCTGCGGCACAAGGTAAACCAAAATATTACGCTATGTTTGGTAATGCTACTGGAGACGGTGATACCAACTCTGGACGTATATTTTTAGCCCCTACACCTAATACGAATTATAAATTTAGAGTGCATTATAACAAGGCGCCTTCCACTTTGGCCTCAGATAACACTACTAATTATATCAGTCTAAACTTCCCAAATGGCCTACTATACTGCTGTTTATCAGAAACATATGGCTTTTTGAAAGGACCAGCAGATATGTTGACTTTATACGAAACAAAGTATAAAGAAGAAGTACAGAAGTTTGCAAATGAGCAAATTGGTAGACGTAGAAGAGACGACTACACTGATGGAACAGTTAGAATACCAATTAACTCAGTAAACCCGTAGGAGAAAATTTATGGCAATAACATCAGCAATTTGTACAAGTTTTAAAGTAGAACTATTAAAAGGTGTTCACAATTTTACAGCAACAACTGGTAACACTTTTAAAATTGCATTATATGATAGTGATGCAACATTAGGGGCATCAACTACAGCGTTCTCAACTTCAGAAGAAATTACAAATACATCTGGAACTGCTTACACTTCGGGTGGAGCATCGCTAACAAGCGTAACTCCAGTTGCATCAAGCACAACTGCAATATGTGATTTTTCCGATGTAAGTTTTTCATCAGCTTCTTTCACAGCTAATGGCGCATTAATTTACAATTCATCTGCATCTAATGTAGCTGTTTGTGCAATCGCTTTTGGTTCTGATAAAACAGCGACTAACGGAACTTTCACAATTCAATTCCCAACAGCAGACGCTACAAACGCTATCATAAGATTAGCATAGGAGGACCAGCATGTCGGTTCAATCAGGATGGAGTAGATTCACCTGGGGTCAAGCGTATTGGAACCGTGATGCATTACTAGCAACCGGCTGGGGTGCAAAAGCATGGAACGATGGTGAGTACGGTAATCTTGCAGACGAAACAGTTTCATTAACAGGCATAGCGTCTACATCTTCATTAGGAACATTAAATTTAATTGGTAATGCTTTAGTTGAGCCAACAGGAGTTTCATCTACAGCATCAACAGGTTCTATTTCACCAGTTATACCAAAAACAGTAGAAGTTGGTGGCGTATCTTTTCAGTCATCGGTAAATTCAATTACAAATGTTATTCAAGTATCTTTTGATGTATCAGGTTTATCTTCAACAGCAGCAATAGGTGTTGTCGATCCTGCGGATCAATTTATGGGATTAACGGGGCAATCAACTACTGTAACTCAGGGAACAGCTGTTGCACCAAACGAGGACGTATCACCAACAGGTTTAGGAATAACTTCATCACAAGGAACAGCAGCAGGTGTAACTTCACACGAAGCTGATTTAACTGGATTTGGTATTACAACTGGAATTGGTTCTGTTGTCGTTCCAAATGATGCAGCACTTTTAACAGGAGTACAAGCAGAGTTTACGTTAGGTTCTTTAATAGGATTAGGTTCTTCTGTTGTAACATTAACAAGTCAATCAATGACTGGTTCAACAGGTAGTTTGACAATAGCAGATGTTATGGGATTAACTGGTGTTTCTGCTACAGCCTCCGTAGGAACCGTAGATCCAAAAGATCAAGTTATGGGATTAACTGGACAATCGGCTACGGTTAGTGTAGGAGCAGTAAATGTTACTGCTTTAGCGAATATTGACACGGGCAGTAACACGTCGTATAGTAATGTTTCAACGGGTTCGAATACATCATATTCAGATGTTGCAACTGGATCAAATACCAGTTATAACGACGTAACAGGAGAAGCAGCTTAATATGGCATCGACATTTACACCCCTAGGTATTGAACTCCAGGCAACTGGTGAAAACGCTGGAACATGGGGAACAAAAACAAATACAAATTTAAGTATTGTAGAACAAATTTCAGGTGGTTATACCACGCAAGCTGTCTCTGATTCAGGAGACACAACTCTATCTGTAACAGATGGTGGAACAGGTGCAACTCTCGCACATAGAATTATTGAATTTACAGGATCATTAACAGCAGGAAGAAACGTAACTATTCCTCTTGATGTACAAAACTTTTATATTCTAAAGAACGCAACTTCAGGATCTCAAACCGTAA